CGTACGCTGTCTCTTGAACAAAATAGTTCTCGATCCAGGATTCTTGTTTGGGTTTCGTAGAAGTCTTGAAGTCAATCACAGCAAGCTCTCCATCGAACTCTGCTATGCAGTCAACACGACCAGCAATACGCAAATGATCACTGTAGAGAGGAGCTTCCAGCAAGTGAATGCGGTTGATCCTATCCAGCGTCGAACGGGAGGACTTAAAAAGATAAGTAGCAAGAGGATTTTTATCATCCTTTGGCACCTCTTCGTTCTTCAGGTAACATTCTACCATAGAATGATACTTGTTTCCACGAGCAGATGCACGACCAGAGATCTTATTCGCTTGCTCTTCACCGACACGCTTCCTCCATTTAATAATAGAGTCTTTCTTTCGGTGACTGGTAACCGTCGTGATGGACGGGTACCATCTACCTTCACTAACTTCATAAAGACGAAGACCGCTATCTTTAGTAACGGAGTTCAATTCAGTTAGTGGAACAGGAGGTCCCACTAATTCAAACATAATCAATACCCAAGGTTAATTTTGCTGATCAGGTACTCGCGTACGAGACCAGATCTAACGATGTCTTCGATACCAAACTCTACACATTCAAACGAAGGCATCGTCTGAAGGATACGCATAAAATCTAGGACACCATTCTTCTCATTGCTCTTTACGAGGTCGGACTGCGTGTAGTCACCACTGAAGATGATCTTAGAGTTTTGTCCAACACGAGTAATGATACTATCAAGTTCGTGGAAATTCAAGTTGGAAAACTCATCAACAATAATGATGCAGTTGTCCAGCGTGGTACCACGGATGAAAGAAGTTGACCAGAAAGATACCGTCTCCTGAGACCTAAGATTATCATAGAGCATATCAAATGCTGAGTCATCAGGCATCTCAAACATATACCTAACCATATTCTTGTACGGAATCTGGTACAGGTTGCTCTTATCTTCGTGGTCTCCAGGAAGGAAACCAATCTCGCGGGTAGGAACAAGAGAACGTACCATATATACCTTCTCATAGGGAGAAGATGGTTCTAGTACATCCTTAAGTGCAAGGTACAAACTGATAAAGGTCTTACCAGTACCAGCGCAACCGTGAAGAACGAGGTTCTTACCCTCAGCATACGAATTGAATACTGTTTCCTGGTTGTCAGTAAGAGGTTCAATCGTCTTGAGATGATCAAGATTGATTGGTTTCTTTCTTCGCATCTGCTTTGCTGTCATAGGAGTCTTACGCTTTCCTCTAGGTGCAGGCATAATCAAGTAAATCTACTAAGGTTTGCTCCAGGGTGTGCCTTCTGGATCTTTTGCATCACGCTCTTGAATCCTTCAGACTGTTTCGGTTTACCGTAGACGGTAGCAACGTTCTGGTTCCCGAAGTATCGTTCCAACTCGGGATGTTCTTCTTTGTATTTATCGAGATCGTGGATCGACATAAAGTTTGTCGTGATCTCTCCTGTTTCTTTGTTGATCCAATCGTAGCTAGGCATTAATCTTTGTCCTTGTTGTTGCGAATTTCCTCTGTAAGTTTATCTATACGTTTGAGGTCTCGTTTTAGTTGTCTTTTCATTGACTGTGCCATCCACCACATCCTTGCCTTGATCCAAGCAAACTTAATCTCCAACTCAATGTAGTAGATCAGTTTCCAAAACTCTTCTACGCTGTACATAGCGATGAAAAGGATGATCAGAATGACAAGGATGTAGGTGAGAAGCATCAGTCAATCCTCAATGATGGGGCAAGACAATCACAGTCATCCAGTTGCTCGGTGCAACCACAGTCATCTTCACACCATCCAAGTGCTTCAGAAACAGTGGGGAACTTACAAATGAAATGCTGCTTAGCAAGTTCAGCGATGTCCATATGCTCCTTCTGGGTACCATTAGCAGACCTCAGGGAGATATAATGGATCCACGACCTGCAAGATCCCGTCATATAGATTTTAGTGGGCGTGGCGAGAGGAAGCACCATCCTTGCACACTCCTTTGCGATTCCCATCTCAAGCATATGCTTGTAGATATCCATACCACTTTGGAAGTGTCGCTTGATAGTGATCTCCAGTTCTTGCTTAACGAAAGGATCGACATCATCAATAGAGTTCTGACGGTTCTTTGTATCCTGACGACGAAGATCGAACAGAGGAATCTCATCTGCCAAGAGAGAACTGTCAGCATACCGCTGGGAAAACTCTTGATATGTGAACGAACGGTGACGCAAAATTTGAGCTGCGATTGCTCTGGTAGTGTTGATCTCCAGTGTCATCGTTGCTTGCTCGAACACAGACCAGTGGTTGTGTTTGATGCAATACTTCAGAAGACCTGCAACGTTTGGGTTGTCCTGGTTGGAAGGATTGCTCACACGAGCAATGTAACCCATAGTTTTTTCAGCGTCAGGAGTGACAGATACGAAGCAGACTTTTGTCATTTCAGTAGTTTAATAATAATAGTGATACACATTGCTTGGAAGTAGTTGATTGCTTTCCATCCAAAGATGGCAGGCAGTGACCAGTTCCAAGCAAACATTAGCACAAGTGGAAGTGCAAATACGGTACCAATAAAGGCACCTACCATCTCAGGTGTTACTACCTGCTCAACCTCCTCTTGAGTTTCTTCAGCACTCTCTTCGGGTGCTTTAGTTCCAAACGTGTAGATACTCATTTTTTCTTTGGTGGTTCCCATATCTTTGGATTAACTCTCCCCTCTGCTTGTGTGATTGAGATAAGTCCTTCCCGATATCGATCCCAATAATAATCAAATGCTTCCACTCGCTTCTTAGGCATCACCAGATCGTGAAAGGTAACACCATTATCGACGTAGGTTACCAAGAATGCTGTGACTGGAAGAGTTTTATCATTGGCATCTTCGGGGTTGCAATTCTGTTTAATAAACCTCAAGATCTATTCCCCCACTGAATAGAAGGAAACGCTTCCTTCACTACAGCGAGGGTGATTCGGTACTTCTTTTGCAGTTGCTTATCCTTGACCAAGCAGACAACTTCTGCTTCGTCCTTGTACAGACCTTCCAGCATCTGAAGAAACATATTCTCCTTCTTGATACTAGGAACATTGTCGGCACCACCCTTGATGAAGTAGAAGAACTTACGTGCTTCATTCTCTAGACGGGTATGCTCAGTCCCCAGGGGTGCTGGGTTAGGGGTATAGGGTACCTCACCCTCGGGCAGAATAGAGATCACGCTGTCATCATAGTTCCAGATAAACAGGGATCGCAGTGCTTGACTGTTGTTATCCTGCAGGATTTTGATTTTTTCTGCCTTGGTCTTGGCATTGTGTGCTTTCTGCAGCACTTCAGAAATCAGTAGTTTCATCGTTAAAATTCACTTACGTAATGTAGCAGATCAGTCAATTGCTTTTCCATAAAATATGGGTAAAGCATTCCTCTTACTGGAGGAACATTAGACTCATAGTTATCTATAATCTTTTCACTGATCTCTTTTGGAATGAAATCAAAATCAATCAGTCGTTGATTACGCAGATACTGTTGCATCAACTCATCGTTTGGACAAAAGTCTTCTGGAGATTGTGTTACCCACCTAGCAATCTTAACCTTTGCCAGGGGTTTCTGTCTACGTCCTTCTACCAGACAACTATCATCTGAAAGGAAGTTGGGAATACCATCACTCCTATCACCCTTGAGAACGTGCTCAGCGATATACATCTTAGGATCTAGACCTTCGATGTATTTCTTGAGGCAAGGATTGTACTGGGTAACATACCCGTACCGCTTGAGTTGAATGAAGTCTTTGTCACCAGACAAGATCAAAGTCTTGACTGGGGGTTGCATATTGTTTTGCAACCTGATGTTAGCAAGACCCTGATGCTTACACAGGACAGCAATGATGTCGTCTGCTTCGGCACCATCAATCTCCATAACTTTGTATGGAAGATTATTTTTGAATTCTGCTTTCAGTGTGTTGAGAAGGTCAAAGATGTTATCCCAGTTGTGCTTTGACTTTGCTCGATCTTTCTTCCTGGTACCTTTGTAGTACGGGAAGACTTCACGCCTCCAGTAATGCTTACTGTCATAACATAAGACAAGTTCGCCATAGGTTTTAGAAAACTCTGAGCGATAACGTCGCAGAGAATTCAAAACCATATGACGAACTATACCTTCTTGCAGTTCATCAGATTGATTGAGCGAAACCATAAGGTTTGCGATCATCACCTGATTCATATCGACAAGAATCATAATTAGTAGTCGTCTTCGTCGTCAATCATACCATCGTCATCAGTAAAACGCAAGTAGAGTAACTCTTCTTGGTTCACGTTACCATCTGCATCAAGCATCTCAGGATGCGTAATCGCTTTGGCATAAGCTGCGTTGTCAATGAACGCTTCGATGTAGTCCTTTGCCATCCAGAAGAACATACCTCCCAGAAGGAACGCTCCAAACAGAGCGAAAACATAAACCGCTTCCTGCATCGGTTCTCTCCTAAACTATTTGATTATTACGAAGGTTGGACTCCTCCTATCGATTGTGTTGGTTTCAAACTATTTAGTTTTTTTCTTGCGACCTGGGCGACGATCCTTCTCATACTGCCAAGCATCTTCAAGAATTCCATAAAGGAATTTATGCAACTTTCTTGCTTGTGGTTTTGAGAGATAACCGTACGCCTCTTTCACAACTTTATCTGGTTTTGTGATGTACTTCTCAAGGTCATAACACGTTACCGCTATGTTAGATGCAGTACCAGACTCAATGAATGCAGTGCATTCTTTACGAGTAAACTTTTGATTGAGCATATGTGGGTAGAGTTTCAAAAGATACTTACCGTCTCTCATTGCTACGTCTACCGCACGTTCAATGAGTTCACACAGTTCACCAACTTTGTCTACTTCTGTCAAATCAAACCTCGCTTTTTGAATGTTGCTAGTGTTTCGTTGCAACCACCTGTGTTCTCGCCATCGACAATCAGTTGGGGGAAGGTGGCAGACCCACCAAACTGTGAATGGAATTGATCTCTAGAAAAGTTTTCGTTAAGGACTTGCTCACGATAACTCCAACCCTTGATTTTGTAAATCTCTTTGATCTTAGTACAGAAAGGGCAACCAGGTTTCGTATAGATGGTGGTGCTACGGGGTGCGGAACTGTTCATAGTTAGAATAGATGTACGTTGAATGCGATTGAGTAACGATTGATGTCCGTGTTGTTCTTCTCAGTTGAATGCTCCAACCAAGAAGGAAATAGTATCACAGACTGTGGTGTTGGGTCAAAGTAAATACCCTCTTCGGTACCAAACATACACATCTTTGAGTATGGGTTTGGATTATAGAAGAGGATCCCACCCTGTTCTGGCACCGTACGATGATAGTACACACCAGACACCTGATGACCTGCGTGAGTGTGACGGACCTGTGCCTTATCCTTAGGACAGACATTGATCCAAGACTGACTGATGGTCCAGGAACCCTTTATAGGTTCTATATATGCAGAAGCACTGTCAGGTACAGGTAACTTTGAGTTGGAAACATACTCATTGATAGCGTCACCCAGAAAAGATTCTAGCAGTGGCATCGGATGCTTCTTAAACAACTGCAGGAGATGCTGCTTGGAATGGGTACCGTGCAACGTCTCCTGCATAGCATAAGGAGACAGGTATGAACTGTGTTGCCAGTCACCCGTCTCCTCTAAGTAGTTGATAGTCTCATCAATTTCCCGAACAATGTCAGGATTCTGATGACTTGATGGATATATTTTGGTTGGGAATAGGTCGATCATTCCAGTGTCGGATCACTCCGCTAATAATGAAACAGTTAGTGACAAAATAAGAGAGAAATATAATAGTCCGTACACCAGCAATGATGTTTGCTTCTTTGTCACTGCGACCCTCCTTCCTACCTAGAGCATAGCTCCACAGTCTCCACGCCTTTAACACGTTCGGTAATTTCTTTCAAACTGCCGTCAGTAGTATATAGTAGACAGTGATTGTCCGTCAAGACGTAGTACCCAGTGATGTCCTTACCGTTGTCACACCAACCATATGCAAGCAGAGGTTCATTAACCTCCTCCAAAAGGAGACGCTTGTTGTGCATATAGTGACCATAGCGTTCGTGGAGATTGATCATTGCTCCTCCACAATTTGAGCGTACCGTTGACGACAATATTCGATACACTCGTCTCGATACATCATCAGTTCGTGGTAGCACTTTTGTGCGTGAGCCTCACCTCTGAGTTCGGAGTTTGGTTCAATCAGACTCTCTATCAGCAGGCTCATCCCCCTGAGTTTCTGATCTCGTGTCGCCATCGGCAGCCTCCTGTGTGTGTTCCCTTACATTATATAGAGTGTCATCTATGCGGGCAAGCTCCCCGAGTCTACTTTTGTAAAATTTACTGATTTGCTTAATCTTTTTCCTCATTGCTTTGGGGTTGCCCTCGTGCTCGTTGATCGCCTTACGCAGACTATTCAACTCACGATTGGATGCCATCAACTTACGATCCCAAAACCCTTCATTCTTCATTAGGTTGCGTCCTCAATAACAAACTGATAGAAATTAAACTGTGCAGACTTAGATCTACTCAGATTACTATACCACACTGTACTGTTTCTGTCGTGTGATTCCTGGTACATTGCCCACTTAGCAGACCTAGAAACAGCATTGGTCTCTGCGTTTCTGATCTTAATCTTCTTAGGAAGTTGCTTCTGACTAGGATAGAAAGGAGCACTGATCTCCTGACCATCATAGTTGTCATCGGATCTGTCTGGGAACTCAAAGCGTTTCCTAAGACCATCATAGTATCCAGTACCATAACTCTGCACTGAATCCACAGTCCACCTGAAGTTATATCCAAGGGCAGACTCTGGTTGACCGTTGTCTATTTCAGTATCTTTGTAGATCATCTGGGCACGCATACGAACCTTGAATGGATCGTTTCCACCAAACACAAAGTCGTGATAGAAGTAAACTGGTTCACTGTTAGCAGTCTTTCTGATCCAATACTGTACCAGGGTGACAGGTTCACCATAGTATTCGGATACCGATCCAGAACTATCTAACAAGTCAGTTGTAAACAGGTGCTCTACCAGTTCATTAACAGCAATGTCATAGTAATTGTTGTTAACTGACTGTAGGTTAATCATCTGAACAGGATCAGGTACCCCAAAAACACCTTGCTCTGCGTTGGCAGCAATGGCACCAAAATTAACTGTCTGAACAACACCAGAGGTGGCACACTGCGATCCATCAATAGTATCTACACGAATTGCTTGGAAGAATCTCTCTCCATTACCGTTCTTATCCACACCAAGGAAGTATCGTTCCTTCTCATTTACAGCATATCCTGCTGCACCATAGGTATCCAACACAGAATTGATTTTATATCTGATGCGATTGTTACTCAGCGTCTCATACTGAACTACAAAGGTAAATCCTTTCTTAGTTTCACGGGTCATCAGTCCAGACATATTGTCTACGACTTCTTTCCTCCCATCAATAAATCTTGGACGACCGTTCACAGTCAACCAGTTACCAGTAACACCACCAGAAGAAGTCCAAGCAACAGTGCTGTTGCTGTTGTCAAACATATCAACCAGACTGACCTGACCAGGTTTGCCACAGGTAGAATCATTTGTACCACGCATCTTGTGAGAGATCGTAGTAAGTTTTGCTGTCCACGTAGTGATTAGATCACCAGCAGTCTCATCCCTCAAAGCGAATGCAGGAGAAGCACTACCATTGAAGTGACCAGAATCAATCGTTTCTAGGTGGAAAGAGATATCATCTCCCTCAACAACAGAGAATGTATGGAAGACCTCTCCGATTCGTTTCCAATCTTCTACGTGAGATTTCTCTTGGTAGATAGTGGTACCATTTTTCTTGAGAGACCAAGTGAACTTAATACACTCACCATATCCACCAGTCATACCACCGTGAGATCTGATACTTAGAGTTGCATTCTTAGTTGCAGTAATAGTTTGAACTACGTTCCTACGATCAGAATAGT